CAAAGCATTTCCCAAAATGGTACAAAAACACTACGAGAAGCCTATGCCTGAGACGGTCACCACAATTTTGGAAGATGGAAGAGTCTCAGTTTCAGTAGGAAACTTTACGGGAATTGTTAGCTCAATGCACCTAATAGAGCCCAAAGCTCACCAACTACAAAAAGCCTGGCTAAAGAATCAAATGGATTTGGTAGATGCAAGTAACTGATTCACAAAACGCACTAGCAGGATTACGCCGCTGGACCCTGGAGCGTGATGACTCTGGCCCGCACCGTGTGTATCGCGATGAGTCCGGCGTGTCTTACGCCTCAGTTACGCACATTCTTAAAGAAACCTCACCCCAATGGCAAAAAGATGCACTCGACCGCTGGCTGGAACGCCCAACTGCTCCCATGGAGCGTGATGTTGCTTGCGAGCGTGGCACTCTCGCGCACAATCACGCGGAGTATGTCCTCAAGACGGCGGCAAAGCTGGCAAGAAATAGCGCAAACAAGCGAGGAAGCTGGAGGACTGGAGATGACGGCCTGGAACGTGCTCCTAAAGGAATCACTACCTGGGCAATCGAGAAGGCCATTCAAGGGGCTCCTAGAGTCCCCTGGAGCGCCTCCGGCTACGCCCGAGGTCTACGGACTTGGATCGGAGAGAACGTAACGGCCATTCATGCCATCGAATTTTCCATTCATGACCCACGCGGCTGGGCTGGAACGGCTGACGCCTTAATCGACGTAAACGGAACGCTCTGCGTTGCTGATTGGAAAACCAGCGTTAACGCTCGCAGTGAAGAAATGTTGTCCAACTACATCTGCCAAACCGGGGCTTATTCCTTGGGATTGCAGCACCTGACTGGGTTAAAGCCTAAGTGTGGAGCGGTTGTAGTAGCCCGGCGCAGCGGAGCACCACAGGTTCGGTTGCTTAGTGAGTTAGAATTACGTGGGGCGGAGTGTCAATGGTTAGAGAGAATGAGCCTTTATACGGCCCAGCAAGCCCTAAAGAACTAAGTAGAGCACTGGAATGTCTCTATACGGGACAGATGAACGTGGCTATACAAGCCAGGGCATTAAGGATGTCCCTGGAACGTTTGAAGCAGCTGTTCAACGCTTACGTGGCAGAACGCCCCATCGATATCAATGATGAGGACGTGTATGCCGCTGATCTACAAATGACCTGGCCTTTTGCTTAGAGCTGGAACTTAAGAGCCTTAATCGCCTTCAGATGTTCTTTTATTTCCGCTTCGCGTTGCCAATAACTTTTTGAGTGCTTGGCTAGCCATTCATCGATGGCTTCGTTGATTAAGTCATCCCTGGAACGTCCATCGATAGCGGCCATTTCGGCCATCACCTCCCGACGTTTCCAGGTTTCCCAATACTGGAGTTGCTCCACGAAATCGTCGTGTTCTTTTTGAGTTAGCCCTGGATCGTCTGGCTGGTTCGCTAAAAACTCTCGCCCTGCATCAGATAGAAAAGCCATCACGCTTCCTGCTGCCAGTCGTACTTATCGACCCTTTCTGGAACGGTATGAAGAACTGGCTCGGCTTGCCGTTCATAGTCACGCCATCTTTCCAAGTCAGCCCAATGCAGTGGTCATTAAGCAGGCACTTGATCAGAAACTCCTCTATCCGTGGAGCGTAGATAACAACGTAGGCATTGGATGCCCAGTGGACCGTTTTACCCGCCATTACAGCGGCTTTGATTTCAGCGAGTTTCATTTTTTGCTATCCAAGTAAGCGTGGATTCGGTTTTGTAAGTCTGTGAGGATGGTTATTCGCTTGCACGTATGCCATCCTTTCTTTTCCAGGATTGTGATTTCCCAGAAAATAGAGTCAGCCAAAAGCGCAAGCTCGTTGTCAGTGAGTTTCATTAGTGGAAGAAGTCGTAGGACGTTTGGGGTGTTGGGTCGTACTCGTTGCCGTAGTACAGGTTTTCATCCATGTATTGGATCAACTGGCAGTGCAGGTATCGCCAGTAGTGCGTACAGATGAAACGCACAGCATCGTCTCGATCTGAAAAGCATTCCAGATCCCCACGCAGCATTTCAAAGTCAACAGATTGGTAAGTCACGACAAGCGTGGATTACGTTCAGCAGGATTAGGGATGGAACGTATCCAGTCGTCCTGCTCGCGCTGTTGCTCAAGTTCTTCCAGTTCTTCATCTGTGAAGATCTCAAAAGGGAGTGGAACATCCTCGCTATCGCTCGGATTAAAAGAAGATTGGAACGTGTAGGTCATGCGAAGGGAGAAACGGATTGGGGTTTGTAGCCTTGCCATTTTTTGGCTGTGTCGATCGCTTTGATGAGTTGGCACACTTCCTTGTTTTCACCTTTTGCCACGGCTATGTCGAAACGGTGCTGGAGCATTGCCAGCATCGCGGCAGGATCACAAGGGCATTCATCTACCCCTGGTCCGTCATCAGAGAGTTGAATTTCCTGCTCTGCCGCAGTGATGTCGGTGTACGCCGTGGACCGTGAAACAAAGTAACGGGCGCTGATCATCGTGGCTACCGAAGCAGCTGGAACGCCACGCTCAAGCATTGCGCGGGCGTAACTCAAACGGTGTTGGATTTCTACTTGCGTTGCCATTAGTCGCTAAGCCCTGGCTCGTGTGGGTAGTCCAGGCCCATAGCACCGGCGAAGCGTTGTAGCAGTTCGATGTCTTCCTTAGTCCGGTATGGATGACCATGTAGCTGGGCTAGGAAGTCAACGACGGCGTTAGGGACAGCGCCAAACTCACAGCCCAACTGGACCGTGGTTCGGTCTTCGGTGTCCCAGCTGTCGTGGCTGGTCACTTGCCAGCGGTTTATTGTTAGCCGTGGGACGTCTGCGAATGTGTGCACGTGTTCAGTGCGGAATGTGTGGTTCATGGATGGAACGGAAAACAAGATTTTCTGGAAAGTTGGACGCTTAAAGGTCGGGATATATTTCCCTGGCTAGTTGGGACGCTCCCCAAGTCATCGCGTGGTTAACGATTGCGGCGTTCATGTCGTCGCCATCGGCGAAGCCGTCGCACTCTCCCTCTAATGCGTGGATCGTTGAGGTTGCGCCGATCGCTTCGCAGTAATCGTTAAAGAGCGCCATCACTGACTCCTCTTGTGTGTTCCAGCGCTTTAAGAGCTGGTACGTGTAGCACTCGCACATATTTACCCAGTCGGATTGATCGAAGTCTTTCAGTCCTTCAGGGCAGTCATCAAAGCGGTCAATGATGTCATCGATGCAATCATTCTGGGATCCTGCCCAGTCTTTGCGAACCCAGTGGGATTCGGCTTTGGTTAGTAATTCTGTGAGTGTTGCCATGGGTGGGCTGCTCCTTTGGGTTGCTGCGTCGAGTTGTTCTAGTTGGGTCATGGGTGGACCTTGTTGGGAACTCTTTTAGTGTAGCACAGATTAGAGTACATGTGCCAAGCCCTGGAACGGTTAGCAGTTCTCACGGCTTCGGTTAGTATTAGTGAAGCTCTGCGAATCACAGCCTGTGGCTGATAACAACACCGAAGAGAAGAGGACTAGCGTGGCCGATGACGAGTCGAAGCGATGGCGCAAGGGCAAGGGTGCAGCGCATCGCGTAGAGGAAAGGGCACAAGCTGCCTATTCCTACATTTTGGAAGGTGGAACGAGAATTCAGATAGCTCAAAAAATCGTCTCTCGGTTCAATTGCTCCTTACGCACTGCTCACGACGATTACAAACGGGCGATGCAGCTTCTGCGTGAGGAACAAACAGGAACGCGTGAAGAATTGTTGAACCAATTGCAAGCTTTACGCCTTGCGACGGTGCAACGCGCCTTAAAGAGAGGCCATTACCAAACCGTGGCGACACTGCTGGGTGACATGGGCCGCGTAATAGGCGAAGCCGCACCGGAACAGCTGGCGTTGCAGGTCCCGACTCTCGACATCCGAATCGAGAACGAGAATCAATCTCAATAAATTGTCAAGGTTCTAGTTACAATACATGTGTACTATAACATTGTAGGCACAAAAATACCCCCACAAAGTATAGTTAACTTTGCGGAGGTTGTTGTTAGTAACTCAACGACCCCAGACTAACACTTTGCAGTAGCTGTAGTTGTTGTTACTTTGCATACAATTGTTGTAAGCTAGTGTATCTTGCTGTGCAAAATGTTTGCCTGCAAAAATTGTTAACGAAGCGAGAGAAACCAGAGAGATAAAATAGATTTTGGAAGACATCAGTGTGGGTGACTAAATGTTAGCAACTGTGTGTGTTGCTAAATATATTTTACTGTGGCAGATCTGATCTGTCCAGGTGTACTGTGCTACTCTGTCAGCTGTCACACGCTCAGAAAATTCTCATTTTTTGCAAATTTTTTTAGTAAATTTGTACTGTGTGCCAGTCGGTGCAACTGTCACAGAGGGGTAGGGTTGCGAAGTAGTACACTTGTACCTAAGCGCGGGGAACTTACTGATACATACCAGATTATTTGCACTGTAGCACACCCCCGGGGGTAGGGGTTGAAAAAGCAGCTAATGTATTACCCATGGCCATACAAAACGCACCCCCACTTAGTCTTCGCTGGGCCCAAGGCCAAGTGTTTACTAGCGACCGCAGATTCCGTGTCCTCGTTGCAGGCCGCCGTTTCGGTAAGTCCTACCTTTCCTGCGTCGAACTATTGCGTGGAGCGATCAATAACCCCGGCGAAACCTTCTTTTATTGCGCCCCGACTTACCGGATGGCAAAGGATATTGCCTGGAAAGTGCTCAAAAAGCTTGTACCCAAGCCATGGATAAAAACTAAAAACGAAACCGACCTCAAATTGGAACTAGTAAACGGTTCCACCATTGAATTAAAGGGCACAGAGAACGCAATGGCGCTTCGCGGACGCTCTTTATCAGGAGTTGTCCTTGACGAAGCCGCATTTATGGACGCTGAGGTCTGGTTCGAGGTCATCCGCCCCGCTCTTGCGGACAAGCAGGGCTGGGCACTCTTCATTTCAACCCCAGACGGCACCGCTAGCTGGTTTTACGATCTGTGGTGCTACTGCGAAGACGACCCAACCAAAGAATGGCAGCGCTGGTGCTACACCACAATCGAAGGGGGCAACGTTCCAGCCGATGAAATCGAAGCAGCCCGCGCCCAACTAGACCCGCGCACATTTCGCCAAGAATTTGAAGCCTCCTTTGAAAACCTCAGCGGCCTAGTAGCAGTCAGCTTCTCCGACGAAAACATATCCCCGAACGCCAAAGACATCTCAATCCAACCAATCCTCCTTGGCGTTGACTTCAACGTGGACCCAATGTCTGGCATCTGCGCCGTAAAAGACGGCGAAACCCTATATGTCTTCGACGAAATAATGCTCACAGGCGGAGCAACCACCTGGGACTTTGCAGAAGAAGTAACCCGCCGCTATGGCGTGGACCGTCGCATAATCGCGTGCCCAGACCCAACAGGCGGCGCACGAAAAACCAGCGGAGTAGGCGTAACAGACCACGCAATCCTGCGCCGCAGCGGCTTCACCGTCCAAACACCTCGCGCACCCTGGAAAATACGCGACAAAATTACAGCCGTAAACACAGCACTAATGGACGCATCTGGAGCGCAAAGAACAGTAATTCACCCTCGCTGCAAACACTTAATAAAGTCCCTACGCACACTCACGTACGCCCCTGGAACGGGCCTACCCAACAAGAACCTGGGCGTAGACCACGCTTTTGACGCATTCGGTTATTTAGTTTTACAACAGTTTAATTTGGCAAAACCGGAGACGATGGGAACCACTTCTTATCGGCTGTATTGAAATTGTTATTGGACGTGCTGCCAAGACCGTCCAACGATTGCTTTATACGCAGTTGATTGCGCTACATCAAAGGCTAAACCGCATTCAAACGAACTAGCGCCACCAGCGGCAAATTCGCGCATTTCACGCACCGTATCTTCTGTGAGTTTTGAATTTTGCTGGTCTTCGCCCTTGCGATAAAGAACCTGCTTCCTTTGTGCAATCTCTTCAGGACCTTGTGTAGTCACAAACTTGTGATTACAGACAGTGCATTTCCTGTAACGACGGATTTCTTCTGGTTTTTTCTTGTTGATGGAGATGACACGGCTATTGCTCCCGCACTCTGGGCAGTTCAAGGTGGTTGCTGGCTGGCACGAAGGGCTAGAATAGGGCAAAGACGATCCCTGTCATGCCCCAAGGACCAGGAACTTACGGAAGTAAAAAGGGTCGCCCTGCCAAGAAGAAAAAAGGGCTGTACGCAAATATTGCAGCCAAAAAGAAACGAATTGCAGCTGGATCTGGCGAAAAAATGAGAAAAGCTGGTGACCCGGGCGCACCGACCGCAAAAGACTTTAAAAAATCGGCAAAGACAGCTAAAAAGCCAAAACGTACAAAGAAATAATCGTGGTTTATGTGACCTGGCGGGTTAGACTTGTGGTATAGACCTTTCTACGCTTAATCATGGCTTTTGTACGGGGCGAAGAGGGTTCCGTCTCTTTTGAAAAAGATGGTGGTTCTGTTGCTGTCGTTGCTGGCACTCGCAGCTGGACACTAAGCATCACCAAGGACACTCTGGACACAACCGACCAAGGCAAAACTTCCCGTACTTTTGTGGGCAGTTTGGTTTCAGGTTCAGGGACCGTTGAACTGATATACGACGATGCTGCTTCAGGCGCAGCTGCTGATCTGATTGACGAAGCGTTGATTGGTACAGATCAAGCAAACGCAAAATTTGAGTTGTTTGCCAACACAGCGGGCAACAAGAGTTTTGTTTTTAACGGAATTATTACCAGCATGGATGTGTCAGCCACAACTGGTGACTTGCAGGTAATTACCTGTAACTTCATCACTTCCGGCGCTATCACCAGCTCTATCTAGCCTTAATACAATGGCAGAACGCAAAAAGCGTAAGCGTGGCCCCAACCTTAGTGTTGGGCGTGGCGAAAAACTGCCTGCTAGCAAGGGTGCTGGCTTAACTGCCAAAGGTCGTGCGAAATACAACCGGGAAACCGGTTCTAAGTTGAAGCCACCAGTCACAGGTAAGCCAAAAACAAAAGAGGAGGCTGCCCGCAAGCGTTCTTTCTGTGCCCGAAGTCGTAGTTGGACTGGTGAACGGGGTAAAGCAGCTCGTCGTCGCTGGGGTTGCTAATCACTCATTTTTAAAGTGTCATGACCTACTCAGTCCCCGGCTCCGTCAGAACTCATCTAGTCAGCTCTTCCTATTTAGGATCAGTTGACAGTCCATTTGTTCGCACCCGAGCGGTGATCGATCAAATGAAGGGGTGGGAAATCATGAAAGCCGTGGTCTCCGGTACTGAGTATTTACGTGATAACAGCGAAGCATTTCTTCCATTAGAGCCTCGCGAAGACTATTCCGCCTACCTAGCGCGTGTAAATCGTGCTGTCTTCACGCCTTACACCCAACGTTTGATTCGAGCGGCAGCAGGCTTGATTCTGCGTAAACCAATCAATATTGTTGGCGATCCATATTGGACAGATGTTTTCAACAAAGACGTTGATGGTTGCGGTTCAGATCTAGACGAATATGCACGTCGTCTGGTGATTTGTGCGTTGACCTATGGCCATTGCCATACGTTGGTTGACTTTCCCGCTCCAACAGAAGCCCGAAGCCTTGCAGAAGAGCGTGCATTAAACCGTCGTCCATATTGGATTGAGGTTGATCCAACCAAAGTGTATGGCTGGCGTTTGGATCGTGAATCGAATTACGGCAACCTGACGCAAGTGCGAATTGGTGAAAAAGCTGTTGTAGCTGACGGTGAGTTTGGAGAAAAGGTCTATGACCAGATTCGTGTCATTGAGCCGGGTCGTTATCGCGTCTATCGGCAAGAAGAGCAAAAGAAAGCGATGCAAGGGAATTTCCCATACCCCTCTTCGTTTGACCAATCAGACGCTACGTCGGAGTTTGAGCTTATTGAGTCTGGGCCGTATTCACTTGATCAAGTCCCGCTGGTCACCATATACGCGAACAAGACGGACACGATGACAAGTCGTCCACCATTGCTGGACATCGCTCATCTCAACCTTGCTCATTTTCAACGGCAAGCTGATCTAATCCATAGCCTGCATATCGCATCACAACCGATGTTGGTGCTTGAGGGTTGGGATGATCAGACTAAAGATATGGCGATTAGTGTCAACTATGCGATGGCGACGCAGCCGGGAAACAAGGTCTATTACGTGGAGCCTGCCGCTAGTGCTTTTGAAGCGCAATCTGCGGAGATCCAAGAATTACAACAACAAATGGCGACGTTGGGTATCAGCACGCTTAGCCAGCAAAAATTCGTAGCTGAATCAGCTGACGCACGACGCCTGGACCGTATCGACACAAACTCAATGTTGTCGATGGTCTCAATGGATTTGGAGTCAGGTTTGCAGAAGTCTTACAACTTGGCTGCCAATTATTTGGGTATTGAGCCACCTGAAGTGAAGATCAGCCGTGACTTCGACCTTCAGCGTCTTATCGGTCAAGACATTACGGCAATGGCTCAGCTGTTCCAAGACAGCATTATTGATCGCGAAGAGTTCCGCGAGATGCTGGTACAAGGTGAGATCCTGCCTACATCAGCTGAGTCGCAGGATCAGGCATCAGAGGTACAGTAAAGGGGCAGTAATTATTTAGCTTCATGGCTAAGTCAATCGACAAGGTTTTGCAGTCAGATGGCTCCTACAAGTGGGAAATGGTTGATTCTTGGGATCCTGCATCCGAAAAAAGAGCAACACCACCTGCTGCTCCAGAAGCTGCTGAAAAGCCAAAAGCTACTAAAAAGACAAAAGCTACTAAAGTAGAAGAGTAAATCTACTTTTCACAATGGAAGAACAAGTCATCCAGGAGACGCCAGTGGCAACTCCTGATCAGCCCGTGGCTGAGACTGCGACTTCAACTCCTGCTGTAGACGTTTCAGTCTACGAGCAACAAATTCAGGCGTTAAAAGTACGTGCCAGTGAAGCTGAGGATAAATTCCAAGGCATCAAAGGCAAGCTTGATGATGTCTACAAAAAACAAGACGATCAACGCAGAAAAACGCTTGAAGACCAGGGTCAGTGGAAAGACCTTTGGGAAGAGGCCAACAAAACTGCTCAAGAAAAGCAGCAGCAAATTGGCGAATTAGAGCGTCAACTGCAAGACCTTCGGGTTTCAAACGAAACTGCAGCGATGCAAACGTCTGCTTTAGCTGCAATTAGTCAAGCTGGAGCGATTAATGCTCAACAGATGCTGCAATTAGTGCAGAATGGTCTTAAGAAATCTGAAGATGGCAGCGTCAAAGTTCTTGACGGTGGCGTTGAGCAAGACTTAGGTGTTTATTTAGCCAAGCTAAAAAATCCTGGTTCTGGCTACGAACATCACTTCAAGCCAAGCACTCAAGCTGGGATGGGAGCTAAGCCATCTACAGGGACTGCAGGTGCCGCAGGCGTCGCAAATCCTTGGCTAGAGGGTAGTATTAACTTAACAAAGCAAATGGCTTTGGATGCTACTGACCCTGATCTTGCAGCTGTGCTCAGGA